CGCAGCACCGGCTTCCTCGGATATCCGGGGCAATTCGACTCGCAGATCGCGCACAAGAAACAGCAGCTCGCCGAGATCGCGGCGCAGATCATCCAGGTCAACGCGCAGCTCGCCGAAGCGAAAAAGGCCGAAGAGGCGGCCAAGGCGGCCGCCGGCCACCGGGACACGCCGGATATCAGCCGCTTGGACGTGAGCGCACTTACCGGCGTCCAAGTCGACGCGACCAAGATCTATGTCGACAAGATGACCGCGCTCCTCGAGGAGTTCGATCACAATACGGAAGACAACGTCGAGAAGGTTGCCGGCTCCTGGTACAAGCTCGAGGCCGAGCTCAACGAGCTGCGCGCGCAGGGACTCATCAGTCAGGAAGAGTACGTAAAGCGCCTGAAAGAAAGCCTCGACAAGATCCTGCCGAGCGTCGAGGTCACGGCCAAAATCAAAAAGCCCGTCGAGGAGCAATTCACGGAAATGGAGAAGCTCGGCGAGCGCGCCGCGGCCACCATTCAGAGCGCTTTCGCTAATTTCCTGTTCAACCCCTTCCACAACAGTCTCAAGCGCTTCGCGCTCGAGTTCCTGCAGGCGCTGCAGCGGATGACCGCGGATGCGGCCGCCTCGAAGATCTTCCAGTCGCTCTTCGGCGTCGGCGATGGCGGCAGCAAGAAAGGCGGCGACAATGGCCTGGGCGGAATCCTCGGCAACACGCTGAACCAGCTCTTCGAAGGCTCGCCGAGCGGTGGTGGTGGCGGCGGCACGAGCACCGCTGGGCGAGCGCTCGGAGCAGCTTCCGGCGGGTTCGCCGGCGTCTTCGGGAAATTTATCAGCGGCCTCTTCTCGGGCGGTGGTGGTGGAGGTGGCGGGGGAGGCGGACTTGGAATCGAAGGCGCGCTGGCCGGCGGCGGCCAGGTCAGCGCGGGATCGACATACCTGGTGGGCGAGGACGGGCCCGAGCTCTTCACCGCCGCTTCGCACGGGATGGTCACGCCGAACACCGCGCTACAGGACATGTCGGGCGGCAGTCCGACCTTCAACATGGGCGGTGTCCATATCGATGCGCGCGGTGCGGATGCGGATCGCGTGATGACGCTCGTCCCGCCGCTCGTCACGCAGGCGATCGCGCGTTCGAAGGCCGACATGCTGCAGGCCTTCCGGCGCAGCGGCCTGGCCGCTCCCGTGAGGGCGTGACGTGACCGACCTCTGGCTGCCTGACGTTCGGATTGCCTCTGCCGCCCCGCGGCTCATGGACAACACCGGGCGCTTTTCCTCGCCGCTCAGCGGCACGATGCGCACCGTCTCGCGCCCTGGCGACCGCTGGGGCGTGCGGCTCGAGTATGCAAACCTCACCGCCTTCGACCGCTCGCGCATGGAGGCCTTCATCGCGCGCATGCGCGGAGCTGCGAACCGCGTGCTGTGGTCGCCGAGCGATTTCCCGCAGCGCGGGAGCTTTCCGTCAGCCGAAAAGCTCGTCAATAACAATTTTCTCACCGGCACGAACGGCTGGAGCGTCAGCGGCGGCACGCTCACGGCAACCGATCGGAGGCTGCGCCTCACCTTCAGCGGCGGCGGCACGGCCGAGGCATTCCAGACCTGCGGACTCGTCACGAACCTGCCGCACGTCGCGCGCTATTTCCTGGTGGACGGCAAAGGCACACCTCTCGCGCTCGGAGCATTGACGAGCTATTTCCAGGGCAGTGTTGTCACCGCGAGCGTGACGAGCATTGAGGGTCTGAACGTCATTACTCTCGTCCCTGATGCCTCCTCGGGCGGCCAGTACCCGTTCTATCCGACCTCGGGCAGCGGCAACATTCCCACCGGCCAGATCGCCGGCAACTATGCCGAGGCCGTGTGGACGTCGCTCACGCAATGCATGCTGATCGACAACGGGCCGAATCTGCTCGAATTCTCCGATACGTTGGCGTCGCCCTGGGGCGCGTTCGCCTCGAGCGTCACGGCCAATGCAGCAACCGCCGCTGACGGCACGGCGACCGCGGCGGCGATCACAGACACGACCTCGAACGTCGCGCACTACGTTTCGCAGGGCAGCCTTACGGTGCCGGCCGGAGTCGCGGACTTCATGGTCTGCGGGGAATTCAAGGCAGTCGCGCAGAACTTTCTATGGCTCAGCCTGGTCGAGGGCACCGGCAGCACTGCCGCTGTACAGTTCTTCAACCTCAGCACCGGCGCGCTCGCGAGCTCGAGCGTCGGCAGCAATTGGGCGAACCTGCGCTCGGTTATCCGGCCCCTGGGTAATGGCTGGTACTACTGCGCGATGGTCGCACGCAAAACCAACGCCGCAACGTCGCTCACCGTTCAGCTCGGACCCTCGAATTCGGGCTCGTCGTCCTCCTATGCAGGCGCGGGTACTGCGGCCACCGATGCGCGGCGCGTCACCTGCTCGCAGTCCTCGGTGCCAGGGCGCCAGGTGCAATCCGCCGGCGCCGCAGTAGCAGCGACCGCACAGACCGGCAGCGCCTACTACGTCAAAGGATTGCCGGTCTCGACCGCGGGCCTCTTGCTGCCCGGGGATTGGATCGACGTCGATCGCGAGCTCAAGCGCGTGACGAACCAGCTCGACTCCGATGCCGCCGGCCTCGGATATCTGCAGTTTTCGCCGCCCATCCGCACCTCGGCGAATGACAACGACCCGGTGATCGTCAACGTGCCGATGGGCCGCTTCGTGCTCTCGAACAATCAAAACGGCTGGCAGGCGACGCCTGGACCGAACGCCCAGCCTTTCGGGACCTATTCGCTCGACCTGGTCGAGGCCGCGGCGTGACGCGCTGGGCTTCCAGCAATAACGCCACCGCGGCGGCGCAGACGGCCGTTGCGATGGTGACGCTCTGCGAGCTCGACTTCTCCGATCAGACGCTGTACCTGAACGACAGCTTGGCGACGCTCATCACCGGCGGCCATACCTATTTCGGTGTGGGCGATTATGCCGGCCTCGACCTCGTCGAGGAATCGACCGAGACGATCGCCAAGACGATCACGCTCTCGCTCACCGGCGTCCCGGGCAACCTCCTGACGGAGGCGATGACGCAGAACTATCAGGGTCGCCAGGTCGTGATCTCCATCGGTATCGTGAACGTCAACACGCTGGCGTTTATCGATACGCCCGAGATCATCTGGGAAGGCCGCATGGATTACATGACGGTCGAGATCGGGCAGGGCAGCACCAGTATCCAGCTGCGTTGCGAGAATCGCCTGAACCGCGAGCCGCTCGTCTCGCGCATGACCGACGTCGACCAGCAGCTTGCATTCCCGGGCGACACGTTCTTCGACCTGGTCTGGATGATCCCCCTCGCGAGCGCGGGGTGGGGCGCGACGACGATCCAGTATCCCGCCAACGTGCCGCCCAGCGGCCGCGGCGTAACCGGTGGTGGCCCCGACCCGCGCCGCGGACCCATCAAGCCGTGAAGCGCGACGACTGGCTCGAGCAGCTCTGGGCGACGCTCAAGGCGGCCGAGGAACGCCCGTTCTACTACGGCGCCTGCGTCGCGCTCGCCGCTGAATGCGTCGACGCAACGACGGGCAGTGACTTCCGTCAGGCGGTCCAGACGCTGATCGAGGCCGCCCACGCTGAGCCGATGATCGAGCTCGCCAAGCTCGAGGCCTTCGTCACCGAGCGCCTGGGTGAGCCTATTCCCATGCACCGCGCGAATCGCGGCGATGTGGTGCTGCTCGAGACGCATTTCGGGCCTGCGCTCGGGATCTGCACCGGCGATCGCATCGCGTGCGCCGGCGATGGCGTCGTCTATCTCAAGCGCGCACGCGGCCTCAAGGCCTGGGCGACATGAGCAAGGCAGTCCAGGCGATCGTCGGCGTGGTCGAGATCGCCGCCGGCGCGGTCCTCGATTACTTCAGCTACGGCGCCCTCGGCAATACCCTCATCCTCGCCGGTGCGAGCCAGCTGCTCGGCTACGCCGTCTCGCTACTGATGAACCCGCGCCGCGGGCCGCTGATTCCGATCGGCGCCGCGTATGCCGGCACACTCGAGCCGAGACGCATCCTTTTCGGCACGCTGAAATTGAGCGGGATGTACACCAACCCGCCGATGACCTCGGGCGCGAACAATGACTATCTCGACCTGGTGCTCACCGTCGTCGGGCATCCCGTCACCGGATTCGGCGACATGTACCTCAACCAGATCCGGATCGCGAACGGCGATATCGGTGCGGTCACGGGGTCGAGCGCGGATGGTGCGGTCACCAACACCATCACGAATAACGGCTTCCAGGGGAAGGTCTGGCTGCGTCGGTATGCTGGCGCGCAGACGGTTCCCGACTTCATTCTCAATACGACGTACACCGCTTGGGACAGCAACCATGTCGGGAAGTCGCTCACCTATTGGGCCGTGCGGCTGCAGTACGACACGGTCGTCTTCGCCACCGGCGCGCCGAACATTTCCGGCATCGTGCAGGGTGCAGCGCTCTACGACCCGCGCCTGGACTCGACGAACGGCGGCTCGGGGCCGCAGCGCTATACCACTCCTTCGACCTGGACCTACAGCACGAATCCGGCGCTAGCCCTTCGCTGGTATCTGACTTCGGCGCTCGGCCTGGGCGAGGCGCAGACGCGGATCGATGACACGCTCGTCGCCGCGGCCGCGAATATCTGCGACGAGCAAGTCTCGGTACCGGCGCCTGTCGTACCAGGCCTCGTCAACTGGCAGAACGGCTCGACGGGCGTCGGTGGCATCGGCACCGCATTCCTTCGGGATCTGAACGGCGGGAATTTCACGCAGGTCGGCGCCAACTTCTTCCCGGCGCCGGGCGGGACGAATCTCTACATCCTCGGCCCCGATAGCGTCATGCACCAGGTCGCCTCGGTGCAGAGTGATATCGCGCTCACGCTGGTCTCGACGTACACGGGAACGTCCGCTTACGACCAGGTCACGCAGCAGAACACCTCGACCGCGACGACGGTCCTGCAGACGCGCTACACCTGCAACACGCTCCTCGATGCCACCGATCGTTTCGAGGACAACATTGCGCTCCTCGCGCGGGCAATGATGGGGCAGTGCGTTTACTCCGGCGGTATGTGGCGGATGTACGCCGGCGCCTGGACGGGCTCGGCTTTCAATCTGCAGGAGTCCGATCTCATCGGCGGCGTATCGATCCAATGCGCGACGCCGCGGCAGAACCTCTACAACGCCGTGCGCGGCAACTTCATCAATCCGGCGCGCGACTATGTGCCCGACGAATTCCCGGCGATCCTGAATTCGACCTATTCGACCGCTGACGGCGAGACGATCTACACCGAGACGAATTTCCCCGCCTGCACCAACATTTACGAGGCGCAGCGCAACGCGTTCATCGTCTCGCGCGTCTCGAGGGACCAGCGCGTCGTGACGGCGCAGTTCGGCATGAGCGCCTACGGGGTCAAGGTCTGGGAGACGGGCACGCTCACCATCGCCGAGATCGGCTGGGTCAATCAGACCGTGCGCTGCATCGGCTGGAAGTTCACGCCCAAAGGGGCGATCGAGCTGCAGCTGCAGGAAGCCTACTCCGCCGATTGGACCGATCCGCTGCCGGCCAACTATGTGATCAAGGGTGCGAACGCGACCGGCGCGACGTCGCTCTATCTGCCGTATCCGCCGACCGCGCTCACGGCAACACCGGTCGCCGGCGGCATCAGTTTTCAGGTCACGCTGCCTTCGCAGGCACCGCTCGGCGGTAGCCGCATTCAGCTCTTCGAGTACACCGCTTCGACTCCCTTTTCGAGCGCGACACTGATCGTCGACGCCACCAGCACCAGTTTCTTCGTGCCGAAGTTCGACACGGTGACGCGCTACTACTGGGTGCGCGTCATCACCCCGCAGAATCAGGCGAGCGGGATCTATCCCGCCACGACCGGCGTCGCCGGCGTGGCGCTCACCGCCTCGGCCGCGTGGGATCTGCTCGGCAATTTGCTCAGCACCGAGCCGTGGGACATCGGCGTCTTCGGCACCCAGGATAACTACATCGCGGACATGACCAACACCGGCGGCTCGAACGCCATCGTGTTAGGTGACGGTTCGGCGCTGCTCGATCCTCTCGGGCCGTTCGGAAACACGCTGCCCGTGTGGCGGGCGATCGGCGGCTCCGCAGGCTCCGGGATCGTCGGATGGCATGACACCGCGGACCTGATCAACATCGATTCGACGAAGACCTATCGCGTCACGCTATGGATTCGGTTTACCGGCCCCTCGTCGGCCGGCGGCATGTACTTCGGGACAGACGATACGGGCGGGTCGATCACGAACTTGAGCCCCGGAACCGTCGACACGAATCCGCTATTCGCCTACGGCAACCTGACCGCGTTCACGTCCGACAAGTGGTATCTCGCGGTGGGCATCATTCACGCCTCGAGCTATACCGGCGGACAGAGCGGGATATCGGGCATCTACGATCCGGCGACCGGAGACAGAATCCCGTCCGGCGTCCAGGGCGACTCGAACGGCAGCGCCATCGCGGGTGGATCTGACTTTCAGTGGACGCCTGGCGTGACGCAAACCAAGGTGCGCGCGTTTCTCTTCGCCACCACGAGCACGTCCACCGCCATGCTGATGGCGACCCCGCGCTTCGAGGAGCTGAACGGCCAGGAGCCGGCGATCCGCGACCTGCTCGCGCCTGGCGTTGTGGATCCGACGGTAACGCCGAGCCAAATGCCTGCGCATGCGCCGCGCTCCGGCATCCTGCCGCGCGGCAACGTCATGCCGATGGTGCAGAACTCCGCTTTTACCTATATCTCGAACTCGAGCTCGCTTACTTGGGAATGGACCGCGTACACGGTTTACAGGCCCGACGGCAGCAACTTCGCCATGACCGCGGGGAATCAGAGCGTCACGGGACTTTCCGCCTCGACGTCGTATATCGCGTACGCCTATTCCGCAGAGAGCGCGCCCTCGACGATGCTCTTCGTCGGCGGCGGCGGTGTCCCCGTCGGCACCCCCGCCATCAACTACCCCCCGAGCGCCACCTACGCGCAGCTCGCCGCAGCGCTCGCAGGGGGCTCGACGCTCGGGACCATCTTCCAGGGAAAACTCACCGGCGCGACGACGAGCTCGGGCGGCGGAGGTGGCGGCGGAGGTGGCGGCGGCTACGGCTGCCCGCACCCGGATCAGTGGGTGCTCACCTCCAGCGGACCGAAGCGCGCGAGCCGCCTCGAGCTCGATGACGAGCTCCTCACGCCTGGCGGCTGGTCGCCGATCGTGAAACTCGCGCGCGCCTCGCGGCACGACTGGATGACGGTCGAATTCGACAACGGCGAGCGCGTCACGACGACGCTCGATCACCGCTACGTCGCGCCCGATCTCGAGCAGATCCGCGCCAAGGACCTGCAGATCGGGCAGATCCTTGCCTCCGGCGGGCCGCGGCATCTTCGGGTCGTGGCGCTGCGGCTGCGGGAGAACGAGGCCGAAGCGGTAGCGCTCGAGCTCGCCGAGCCCCGCCTCTACTTCATGACGGCCAACGGGCCGCTATCTCACAACCTGAAGCCATGAAACGCTATTTTCTCGTCCCACCTGGTGCGCTGCCGAGCGAGCTGCCGGACATGCCGTACGTCGGCGAGTACCACTACATCATCCTCGACTCGCTCGGATCGGCCGGCCAGGGCAATCGCGTGCTGGTGCTGATGGATCAGTCGAAGGCGCCGCCGGCGTCCTGGATGCAGCTGCCCGCGCTGCTCGACGCGGTGACGACCCTCGGCAGCATGCCGGCGCCCGCGCCCGCGGCCGCTGCCGCTGCGCCGGCGGTGCAGGGGCAGACAACGCCGGCGCCCGCGCCGGTGGCCACGCCTCTTGCACTACTCGCCGACGTCGGCGCCCAGGCGACGCACACGGCTTACACGCTCGCGAAGCAGCTCGCGACGATTCATCCCATGTTCGCGCCGTAAGGGAGTCTATTCGGGTTCGACGACCTTAACGATTTCTTCGCCCTTGAATAGAAATCCGTACGTCTTGAACCCCACATAGCCGCCGAACGAATTCTTGCCGTTGACGGTGGCTCTTACCAGCCAACCGTAGAGGAAGCGATCTCCGCCGTTGACAAGACCTCTTGAGTCGCGCAGCCACCATTTTTCGGGCTGGCTGATCTCGCGGTATTGGATCGCGCTCGGGTCTTTTGAGACCTCATCGAAATATCGACGGATCGTCTGCTCGTACTGTGTCGGCGCAGGCGCGTAATCGGCGCTCGTGAGTTCGGCAGGGCTCGGCGAGTTCTTGAATGTCGCGCAGCCGGCGATCGCCAGCAGCGCAAGCGCGAGAGGTACGGCTTTCATTGTGGGGCTCCGATTGTTATTGGCCGCAGACGCAATCTACTCCTCGAGACGCTCGCTCATCCATTAAAGGTCTGTAATGACGGAGCCGTCGATCTCAGCGCCGGAGGATCCCGCGATCGCCAGCGGGATCCTGAAGGCCGAATTCGGTGAGCGCTGGCGCTGGTGGGCCTGGTTCCGCAAGCAATGGAGTGCGACGTCTCTGACCGTCGTGCTCGGAGGCCTCGGGACGCTCGGCGGCTGGGCGCTGAACCTCAAGACGCGCGTCGTCATTCTCGAGACCAAGGTGATTCCGGTCATCCAGGACGAGGGCGCGATCACGACTCTGAAGGATGCAGTCGCCGCGCACGATCAGCGGATCAGCCGGCTCGAGAACAATTGGGACGACGCGAAGACAGCCGCGGGCACTGCGCCAGTGCCCGCCAAACGGCGCAAATAACCGAGAGGCCTCACACAGCTCATGAGCAACCGCGAGGGTCCGATGCCCTCTGATCAGTACGCGCGCGTCGTCGAGGAGCTGCGCAGGTTCTCCGTCGTCATCGATGAGATGCAAAAGAACGTCGAGATGGTGCGCGGGCTCGATGCGATCGAAGCGCGCCGCTGCTTCGTGATCGCCGCGCAGCGTCTGCAGGAGGCCGGCTACTGGTTCGGCCAGGGACTGAATCATTCGCAAAAGGCGGGGAAGCCATGACGCCGGACCAGCTGCGCCAGGTCATGCCGTACTCGGCCGGGAAAGTGGCGGACTTCGCGCAACCGCTCACCGATGCGATGGCGGAATTTGCGATCGACACCGCGCGCCGGCGCGCCGCGTTCCTTGCGCAGGTGGCGCAGGAGAGCGGCGAGCTGCGCTACATGCGCGAGATCGCCTCCGGCCAGGCGTACGAAGGGCGCGCAGATCTCGGCAATACGCAACCGGGCGACGGGCCGCTCTTTCGCGGCGGCGGCCTGCTCATGGTAACGGGGCGGGCGAACTTCACTTCCTGCGGCGAGGCGCTCGGCGTCGAGCTCGCGAGCTCGCCAGGCCTCATCGAGACGCCGTCGATCGCGTGTCGCTCCGCAGCCTGGTTTTGGAGCACGCACCGGCTCAACGAGCTCGCCGACGGCGACAACTTCGGACAGATCACGCACTTCATCAATGGCGGTTACAACGGCCTCGACTCGCGCCTGCGCTACTGGCTCGTCGCGCGAAAGCTCGAAAACCTGTGAGGAGCAATCGATGAACCTCGGAACCAAAGCCCTGCAGGTGATCCAGACCGTCGCCCCGACGCTCGCGACGGCTGCGTTCGGCCCCGTCGGCGGACTCGCCGTCGCCGAGCTCGAGAAAGTCTTCGGCGTGAAGGCCGGCGACAACAGCGCGCTCGAGAGCGCGGCGCTCACCGCGACGCCCGAGCAGCTGCTCGCGCTCAAGACCGCCGACGAGGCGTTCCAGGAGCGCATGAAAGAGCTCGGGATCAGCGAGGAAAAACTCTCATTCGATGACACCGCGAGCGCGCGGCAGCGCGAAATGGTGGTCAAGGATCACACCCCGGCGGTGCTCGCCTACTTCATTACCGGCGGCTTCTTTGCGACGCTCGGGTACATGCTCGTATACGGCAAGCCGGCGATCGGCGGCGACGTCATGCTCGTGATGGTGGGCTCGCTCGGCACGGCGTGGGCGACGATCGTGGCGTATTTCTTCGGTTCCAGCGCGAGCGGCGTGACTAAGGACAAGGCGCTCGCGGACATCGCCAAGCAACCCTGAAGGAGACTGACATGACCCCACTATCCCTACTGCTGATCGTGTTCATCGTTGGAGCGGCAATCCTCGCCATCGTGGGTGCATTCGGCAAACCGTACTCGCCCATCGCCACAGCGATCGCGATCTGCCTGCTGTGCGTCGTCGAGGCCGTGCACTCGGTGCACTAAAGGAAGCTCTCGCCAATGTGTGTCCCGCCGGATCGGCCGCCGGCGGTTGTACCGTGCCCGAAAACGGTGGAGTTCTCAGTCGGGCGCAACGGCCGTAAGCGGGACATTTTTCACTGTCTGCGCGAGGCCGGACATCGGGGGCCTTGCAAGTTCGCCGAAACAATCACGCCACCGAACCACAGGAGATCCCCATGACAGACTTCAGAGACCGCGAGCAGGCCGCGCTCGCCAAGCTGAACCAGGACCGCACCTGGATCGTTGCCAACCGGGCATGGCTCATCGCGATCGCCGCGGCGGCCGTGATCGGCTTCATCCTGGCGAAGATCTTTTGAGCGCGAGCGATTACTTCAGCTGGATCGATCGGCATACCCGGCGCCGGCGGCCGCTCGAGGACGACCCGCCGGACCGCGAGGAGCCGGCCGCGCCGTCCGAGCCGATCGTGGTGCGCGAGCTCACTACCAGCACGACGATCGTAAGGCGGCTACGGCGATTCTGGACGGACAAGCGCGGGTAAGACCGACACGAGCTCGCGGCCGCGCCAGTTGGCATTCAGCCAGCGCCGGATCGGCGACTCGAAGAAATAGAACGAGCACGCGCCCAGGGCGAGCGCGCCGAGCACGGCGGTGTGGAACGGGAAGGCAGCCTGGAACTTGTAGAACGGCTGCTGCCACAGGTACACCGAGTATGAGATCAAGCCGAGCACCCCCAGGGCCCTGACCTCGAGCACGCGGCGCAGCGGCGCGCAGCCGCCCACATGGTTCACCGCAAAGGCGAGCAGGAAGGGCGAGAGTGCGACCGGTGCATACCAGGGCACGCGTGCTGCATAGCAGGCCAGGGCGGCGAGGATTGCCAGCGGCACGCACCAGGTCGGCGGCCGCCAGCGGTGGGCGATCGCGCGGTAGCCGGCCGAAGCCAGGAGCCCCGTCGCCGCGCATTCGGTGTTGAGGAGGTACGGCGCGTTCGGGTCTCGGCTGAGCAGGAAATGCGCCGCGATCGCCACCAGCGTGAGCCCCGCGAGGCCAAGCATCGCCGCCGCGGCCCGTGCGCGCACGGCGCCGATCGCCGCGATGACAGCGAGCAGCAGGTAGCAGTGCTCCTCGACGTTGAGCGACCACAGGTGCCCCAGGGGCGCTTTAAGCTTCCAGACGTCGGTCGCGTAGGTGCTGGTGAAGGTCAGGAGCGCCGCGAGCTCCTGGCCGCTCGTCGGCAGGCCGACCAGGTCGAAGATGGCCACAATGATGACGACGAACAGCACGAACGCCGGCAGGATCCGGGACGCGCGCCGCCGGTAGAAGCGCCCGATCGGCGTGCGCTGCTCGAAGAGAATGCGGCTCATCAGGAGCCCGGACAGCACGAAGAAGAGGTCCACGCCGAAGCGACCCAGGTCGATCCCGTGCACGGGCGTGAAGTGCGCGAGCAGCACCATCAGAATGGCCAGGCCGCGCCAGCCATCGAGGTAGGCCATGTGCCCGGCGTCGCTCTTCATGCGATGTTCCCCCACCGTCTGCGCGGCGTTCTTCCGATGCGACCGATCATAGCCTCAGCCTTGGCAGCATTGCGGCTCATCCCACATAACCGCCCCCGTCTAAGCGCGCTGCCTCTCGCGGCTACGGAGTTGGGATCCTGGGATGGCTGACCTTAGAGGCTCACGCAGAATGTTCCATGTGGAACAACGCGTTACGGTGCGAGACAGGTCCCTCTTAATCTCTTGGTCGTAGGTTCGATCCCTACACGGCCCACCAAATTCGGCCCCCGCCCGGCGGAAGCCGCTTTCGCCCGGGCAGTTGTCGGGTGATCTGCTCGGGGAGTCGCGCGTCGTACCG